CCCAAGGGCTCCCAAGGGATACCTATGAGCAAACCCATCCGGTAACCGAAGAGAACCCCACAGGGATCGAAAGGAAAGAAGATGACGAACGTAATGCAGAGCGCTACTGACCGACAGTTCGACCTCGAAGGCCTAATGGTAGGCATTGGGGAGAAAGCCCATCGAGATCACATCATTCAGGCAAAGCAGAAAGGACAGGAAGCTCAGACGAGTTATGGTCAGTTTCTCGTCAAGGCTGGTGTCGAACCTGTATCTGACAAGATCTGGGAGTATTACGAGACTGCGACTTCAGGCAAGACTGGAAGGAAAACCACTTGTGTCACTCGTCTGCAGGAACTTGTCGACCTTTTCGGTGATGTCGAAACGGTCATGGACAAGGCCGGATACATCGCTCTCAAGAACATCATTGATCAGGTGTCGACAGACAATAAGGCCCAGTCGACAGCCATTGCTATTGGGTCTCAACTGGAGGACGAAGCTCGTTTCAAGGCATGGCGAGACAACAACCAGTGGCTGTTCGACAAGATCAACAAGGACGTAGACAAGCGGAGCCAATCGGGTAACCACAAGAAGCGAGTGATGCGCCGGTCGATGAACCAAGACCCCAACACCGAGGACTGGGAAGGCTGGGGTCTCCGGGCTCGTCTTCAGCTCGGCATGGTGCTGCTTGAGTTGGCCATTCAAGCCACCGGAGTAGCCGTCCTGCGTAAACTCAATGAGGGCAGGAACAAGACGAGCTATTACATCCAGCCGACTGCCGATACGCTTGAATGGATCAAGGATAGAGGCGAACACACAGCGTTGCTCTGCCCTTCTTGGATGCCTTGTGTCATCCCGCCAAAAGACTGGACGACGCCCTTCGACGGCGGCTACCACAGCGACCGGGCTCAAGCTGGCATGAAGCTGATCAAGCCGGTGAAGAACATGCAGGGGCAGGTCAAGAAGAACTACCTGCAGGAGATGGCTGACCGGGCTCATGAGATGCCGGAGATCTACGAGGCGGTTAACGCCATGCAGCGCACCCCATGGCAGATCAACCCTGACGTATTCCCTGTGTTTGAGCATGTCTGGGCGAATCAAGGCGACGAGGGCCGCGCTGGGCTGCCCGCTTGGATCTCCTATGAGCCCAAGGATGTTATGCCTCCGTACCCCAAGGGTGAAGGCCAGGAAGAGGAGCGCAAGTGGAAGCGCCGGGCGAGTGATATGTGGGGTGTCATCGCCCGTGAAAACAGCCGCGTTATCCAGACGAGCAAGATCCGGTTCATCGCCGGAAAACTGGCGGATGAGCCTGAGATCTACTTCCCGTACCAGCTGGACTTCCGTGGCCGCGTGTACGCTTCTCCCGTCATGCTGCATCCCCAAGGATCGGACTTGGCGCGGGGTCTACTGAGGTTTGCCAATGGTAAACCGCTGACAGATCAGACTGCGTATGAGTGGTGGTGCATCCACGGTGCCAACGTCTGGGGTCAGGACAAGATCCGTCTGGATGAGCGCGTGGCGTGGGTCGAAGCCAACCATGCTTTTCTTGAGCGCATCGGGCGTGACCCCTTCGCTAACACCGAGTGGCAGGAGGCTGACAGCCCGTGGCAGGCTCTGGCATGGACGATGGAGTACGCCCGGCGAATCGATGAGGGCGACCATTTCGAGAGCCACCTCCCGGTTCAGCTCGATGGGTCATGCAATGGGCTCCAGCACTTCTCGGCGATGCTGAGGGACAGCGGCGGTGGCGAGGCCACCAACCTACTGCCTAAGGATGAGCCGCAGGACATCTACCAGCGGGTCGCTAACCGGACGACGGAGAAGCTGCGTCTAATCGCATCCGATAGCGGAAAGGATCCCGAGGAGAAAGTCATGGCAGAGCGCTGGCTGGCCATCGGCATCGACCGCAAAACCACCAAGCGGGCTGTGATGATCCGCCCCTATGGGGGAACCCGGAGGGCGACCCAGCAGTACGTCTATGAGCATCTGTGGGACGACAGGACGCATGGAGAGCGAGAGGTGTTGAACCCCGACGATCCTCAGGATGTATACCGGGCCAGCCTGATTCTCTCCAAAGTGATCTACGAGTCGCTTGACGAGATCGTTGTCGCATCAGCCGAGGCGATGACTTGGCTGCAGCAGGTTGCAAAGCTGGCATCAGCGGAGGAACTGCCGGTGACATGGACGACTCCCGTCGGATTCCATGTTCTGCAGGCGTATCCCAACATCAAGCTCCATCGAGTGGAGACGATGCTCGGGGATAGCACGATCAAGCTCTCGGTTCGCACCGGGCAGCGGGGGCTGGACAAGTCCAAGCAAAGCACGGGCATTAGCCCGAACTTCGTGCATAGCCTCGATGCTGCCGCGCTGATCCGCTATGTCTGCTTTGCCCGCCGTCGTGGTGTCGAGGACTTCTCGTTGATCCACGACAGCTATGGCACCCATGCGGCAGACACGCAGGCCAGTGTCGACAGTCTCCGCGAGGCGTTCGTCGATATCTACCAGCGCCATGATCCGCTTCGTGAGTTTCGAGACGAGATCGCTGAGATGCTCACCGAGGCCCGCCAGAAGAAGATCCCTGAGCTGCCTGAGAGGGGCAACCTGGAGATCGAGGATGTCCTCAGGTCGCAATACTTCTTTGCCTAAGGGCATCGGGTAGCGGATGCGTTCCGCTGCCCGTCCGGTAGTTTCCCGACACCAAGTGAACCCAAGGCTCAATTAGCCGACACCAAGTGAACCCAAGGCTGGAGACCGCAATGCAGCTAACCATTCACACCAACGCTGTGACCGACAGCGTGATCATCGATGGCCGGTGCTATGACCGGTCGACCATGGACGGCAGGGCCAAGGCCAAGCTCCGGGCCGCCGCTGTCCAGCAGTTCCGTGAGGAGGCCACATGAATCGCGACCAGATCACCAATGCAGACCTTCGCCATGTCAGCGGCGCTGCAGTGGATGCGCTGGACAAGCTCCAGCGTCACCCCAAGGGCGTACAGGTTCCCGCTGTCGCAGCCCTTTTCATCGCCATGAGCGAGGCCAGCGGCATGACCATCAACGACCTGATCGCTACCACCCAGCGGATGACCAGCCACGCCGAAGGTCGGCGGCCTGAATTCGCAGCGGTGGTCGACTACGTCCGCAACGAACTCAACACCTGAGGTAACCATGGCCAAACGAGAGAAGTTCACCACCCCGAAAGGCACATTCATCTTCCCGAAGCTCACCGAGCCGGATTACAAGTTCAAGGAGAACGGCGAGTACAGCCTGAAGCTGCGCTTGGATGGCGAGGATGCGAAAGAGTTGAAGCAGCAGCTCGAATCCCGCCGGGACGAGTGGGTTGCCGAGTGGAAGAAGGACAACAAGAAGAAGCCCAAGGTTGCCGACCTTAGCTGCACCGAGGTTGTCGACGATGAGGGCAATGAGACGGGCGAGATGGACTTTAAGTTCTCAATGCCAGCCCGCGTGAAGACTCAGGCTGGCAAGGAATTTGACCTTAGCCCGAAGCTGTTCGACTCGAAGGGCAAGCCGATCCCCAAGGGGACGCAGATCTGGGGCAACTCGGTAGGCCGCGTGGCCTATTGGATCCGCAACTATGAGGCACCCATCGGCGTCGGCATTGCGCTGAAGCTGGAGGCCGTGCAGGTCATTGAGCTGGTCGGCCCCGAAACGCAGAGCGCTGATTCGTTCGGCTTCGGCGAAGAGGACGGCTTCGAGGCTCCCGATGAGCCGCAGGAGACACCGGACGAAGACCCGGCTCCTGAGAGCGAACCGGCCAGCAGCGATAACGGGGACGACGACCCGGACTTCTGATGGGAGCGAAGATCGTCAAAGGTGACGATGGCTTCCGAGGCGGGCTCGAACGACTGGTAGGGGACTGGCTGGATCAGCATGAGATCCCCTATCAGTACGAGCCTGGGAACATCCGATACCTAGTCCCCGCCCGCGAGGCAAAGTACAAGCCAGACTTCGTTCTATCCAACGGCATCATCATCGAGACCAAGGGTAGGTTCGTCACCAAAGACCGCCAGAAAATGCTGATGATCAAAAGTCAGCTCCCCGATCTCGATATCCGCTTTATTTTCTCCAACCCGAACAACCGAATCAGCAAGCGCTCATCGACGACGTACGGCATGTGGTGCGACCGCCAAGGGTTCCCCTATGCCTCCGTTAAAGCAAGCGATGAGTGGGCGCTATGGCTGACTGAGGAAGGCAACGCAAAAGCAAAGGAGGCAGCCCAGAAGCTGATCGAGAAATGAGACAAGAAACCGACCTGCTGGTCGTTCACTGCTCGGCAACACCGCC